CTCTAATTTCTAATTGAGCGTGCATGGAGTAACGAAGCTTGATGAAATGGGCGAAGCTTCGAAAGTTAAACATCGCGTCGGCAGTAATTTGATTTCCATAAGGAAGATAAAAACGCGCCGACTCCTTTGCCCTCTTCCTCGACATCCCCTTGGCAATCATTGATTCCAAGGCTTGATGATACTGAAACAAACATCGCTCACAATGCTCAATGTATCTTTCTCGTTCTTCTTCATCCCAGTCAGTTGGAACATAATACTTGTCGTCCTTTAGCTCCTTGTACCGTGCTGACTCTGCATTGACTGATACGCCGATTCTGTGCTTGAGAACATGAATGTGAGACGCGATGTCTGTCGTAATCAAAAAATGCAAAGAACTTTTTTCAAAAACTGTGTGGTGTTCGTTCTCTGCGAGCATGTTGAGAAGCTGAGGCACGCGCTTTCGTTTGTCTTCTGTCAAATCTCTTGACGTCGAAGTCCAAGCAGAAAGCGCGTGCGTCTCATCAGAACCATACACACCAATCAATTCTACCTTGTTGCCGCTTGGATTGCCCATACAGCTTCATTATAAAGCGAAAGGCTAATGTGGACAACTAAATGATTGACCAACAATTATCACTTGGTAATCGTAAATCGGCAGCCACCATTCACAACATCCTTTGCGGACAGTGCGAGAGCTCTTGCGACTGGGCCGCCGTACATGTCGCTAATGTCTTCAATGAACTTGTTGACTTCTGGGTGCAAGGACTTCTTGATTTCTCCTATCTTGATCTTTGAAGAGATAGAATATCCCCACTTCTTGTCCATACTTGTGAAGCCAATCTTCATCAATTCTTCCTCGAGATCTTCCGTATTCCAGAAGAAGATATGACCCAAACTTTCTTCATCCTTGGTGTTGTGGAATTCTCTATCTCTCGTATTCACAGGAGTCGCAAGGAAAATCTTGCCACCAGGCTTAAGAATTCTATAAGCCTCCCTGAAAAGAGCGAGATTTCCATCTTGTGGAATGTGTTCGATAACTTCGTCGATCGCTATAGCAGAAATAGACTCATCCTTTATCGGTAGCGGCTTCGTCAGGTCTGCGCAAATCGCAAGGACGTCCTTCCTGTTTCGAGGCGCTGCGGCAGACAAATAATCCTTCCTGATATCAACTCCAATATAATTTGGAAACATCCTCATAACCTTGAAGGATTCAAAAAGTGGCATGTCCGCGCATCCCATCTCAAGAACAATGTCATTCTTTGGATCTTTCAAAGATTCATAAGCCTTAATAGCGCTCCAGTTTCTTTCAAAGACTCCAAACAAAGTATCGTAAAGACCCTTCGTCGTTTGGTTCTTGGCAGACTTGTGAGTATTAAATCCTGGATCTGAATAGATGATACCGTCTTCAAAATCTGCAGGAATAGTTAAAACATCAAGAAGACACTGATTCTTATCCTTCATACATTGGCCTCGTTTGCGACCAAACGTATGAAAAAAAAGAATACTGTAAACTAAACGGCTTTTTGCAAATAGATGACGAGGGCTTCTTTTAGCTTGTCCTCGATTGTCTTTGTAAATTCTCTGTCTCTTTTTAGTTGACTGATAACCAAGTTAGCTGCTGCATATCGTCTATTTCGTATGAAAGGATCCGTCGCGGTCTGATTTGCATTTAAAATCAAAGATTTTAAAAGATCCTCTGCGGCAGCTTCGACTGTTTTTTCAGCAATATTGTGAAGGGCAAAATCCGGGATTCCCCGTGAGAGTTCTTCCCGGATCAGCTGCTTCAATTGCTTTTCATCTATTTTTTTAATTTTCACAATACCTTAAGTATTTCTCAAGAGCATTTTCCATACGGACAGTTAGTACATTGAACACAACCTTCCATGTAAACTAGAGAATCTGATCCGCATTCAGGACACTTCTTGTCTGAAGACTTTGTGCCATCTGGAATATATCCCTTTAGGACTCGGGACAATGCACGAGAAAAGCTTTGCATATCGCTGTGCTTATCCTTCTGAAGCTGTTCGACGACGTATTGGATCGGAACTCCATGCCGAAGTGCTAGAGACAGAGATCGAGTAAAGGCTCCGTGGTTTGGATTATCGAAGAGCTCAACAACATCTTTGAAAAGGAGCTGATCATCATCGCCGACAGGAATCTGCAAATTATATGTAGCAACTCCTTCCCTCTTTCCATTCTTAATTAGAATACCACTCTTCGACTTCTTTGGAACTTCAACATGTCGAGATAATCCACAGAAAATTTCGTAAGGCTTCCCATCGAGACGTCCAACAAGCACGAGATATGTCTCCTGAGCATCTCCTGACCGAACGTTAATTCGATGAATATCGCACGGTAATTCCTTTGGTCGCTTTGGAGCATGATTCTCTATCAACTTTTCCGGTTGACCAGACGCATCCTTCTTGACATCTGACTTTGGTTCGTCTGCAACAAGTACGCCGCTTCGACAGCCGTCTCGATAGATGGTGACGCCTTTACAGCCAGTCTCCCAGCCGCGCATGTAAATCTCTTTGACAACATCGACCGAAGTATCGTTTGGGATGTTGGTGGTATTGGAGATGGAATGGCAGATCCACTTCTGAGCTGCGGCCTGCAAGTCGACCTTTTTTACCCAATTGATGTCATTTGCAGTGCCACCCCAATATGGGGATTCTTGAACTTGCTCATCGGTCTTATTTGTAACTTCCATCCACTTTTTGAAAGCGTGGTGGTAAACCTTATACTCTTGCCACTTGTCCCCTAGTTGGTCGACGAAATCCACACGTGCATTTGTGTCGCTGGTCATGATCTTCTTGCGGCGTTTGTAGAACAGCATGAACGCCGGCTCGATACCGCTGGTGGTCTGTGTAAGAACCGACACGGAACCTGCTGGTGCTGTTGTCGTGAGGGCGATGTTGCGTCGCCCGTACTTCTTATAGTTTTCTGCCAGCTCTGGGAGGGCAGTGAGGACCTGCTGAATGAACGGATGATCCTTTTCAGCATCGTATGAATACGCCAAGAACGGTCCTCTTTCCATCGCCATTTGAACCGATGAACAGTAAGCGTTCAAGGAAAGTGCTTTGTACAAGGACTCTGTCAACTCGACCGAGTTACTAGAGCCATAAACAAAACCAAGCGCAGCGATTGTATCACCAAGTGCTGTGATGCCTAAACCAGTACGCCGGCCTCCCAAAGCAGCTTCCTTGATCTTATTCCACAGCTCGAGTTCTCCTCTCTTCACGTCATCAGGCTCTGGATCATTTTTGATCTTGTTGATGATCTTATCAACAGCCTCGATTTCAAGGTCAATCAAATCGTCCATCAAACGTTGCGCCCTTTGAACTACTGAATAGTATTTTTTCCAATCATAAGCGGCGATCGAAGAAAAAGGATGGTTGACGAACTTGTAGAGGTTGACTAGCAGCAGTCTACATGAATCATACGGAGAAAGAACGATTTCCCCACAATTATGGACTAAAAGTCCATTTGCAAAGAAGTTGTGCGTGTCATCAACCGTTAAGTCAAACACGTCTTCATTGGGAACAGTATTGATTTCTACAATTTCATCCCACACAGTTGATTGATCAATTTCTTTCATTTTATTAGCTCCAAAACTCTGGATTTTTTCCATTCTTCTAATACTTCTGCCTGTTTTTTACCAATTAATTCAAACAATTCATCTGAAACAAGTTTGACTGTAATAGCAGGATACTGCTGTTTAAATTGTTCAAATTTATCGATTCTTTCTAAAGAACCATTTGACCATTTTGACTTTACTTCGACAATATATTCAAGACACTCATTAGCAAATATAAAGAAGTCTGGCCTGTAATATCTACCATCTGACAATAGATAGCTTCTAACTTCAACATCCCAAGTTAGTTCTTGAGAGTCTAACCAGACTGCATATCCATATTCCCAAGAGCTTCTTAGCCAAACATACTTATTTTTAGACTTGTTCAAGTACCATCCACCAAGATGATGTTTATTTATCTTATCTTTGTCTGGGTACTTAGAGGTCCAGTCTGTCCATGGGTTATTCTTTTTTGCTCTTTCAGATCGAATTTTTCGAAGTCCTTCAGTTACACATGATGATCCGCTTCTCTTTTCTATACCAAGAACCTGAAATATTGTTCTAAGTCTAGTATACGAGACGTTTCCTAGCTCTGAGGAAAGAAGCTTAAATCCTATCCCGCAATCATGATATAAATGCTGTAAATTGGCAATCAGCTTTGGCGTTTCTACGTGGTCTTTATCAATAAAGAAACTGGAGACTATTTCTCCGCCTCTAGACTTAAAGGTTCTAGAAGGAATGCTACAGGCAATCCCATGAATTAAATCTCTAGTTTCTTCAAACATGATTTTTTTATCTTCTAAATGTTCGTACATAATCTAACCCTTGTGTTCTAATTATTCACATGGGTTAGTAAAATCATTTGAGTGAAAGAATCTTGTCTCCTTTTTGGAGATTGCCTGCTTCAATCCAGCCGCGCTGGGTATAAACACGATGATCAGGTGTTAGCTTAACCTTCTTACCTGATTTAGTCATTAGCTGCAAAATCTCTGCATTTTCTTTTGTTTTAAATGCAGTTGCTGACTTGACCGTTGTGATATTTTCTTCTAGATCGTAAGAAGAAACTTTGAACTGCGCATTATTGTCTGACAATTCCTTGACAGTCTTAATGCCCGCATTTGTTTCAACCAGCGTGTCACCAGTCACGCAGGGATTCGTCGACACCGATCTATACGCTGGGTAACACTCCGTCGGAGTACGCTTCTTTACCGTATCCCAGAACAACAACCCAGGTTCAGCAGACGACCAGGCTGCTTCGATCACCTCATGCCAAAGCTGACGTGCATCGACGAATTCCTCAACAATGTGCTTCGCATCCTTCTGTACTGGGAAACGTAGATGGACCTTGCCGCCGTCCTTCACAGCCTGCATGAATTCATCTGTAAGACGAATAGAAATGTTGGCACCGGTAACCTTCTTTAGGTCACGCTTGATGTTGATGAAAGTCCGAATCTCTGGGTGATGCACATCAATTGTCAGCATCAAAGCACCTCGACGGCCACCTTGGGCAACCTCACGACAAGTATTTGAAAACCTCTCCATGAAGACACCGATTCCATCGGTCGTACGAGCGGCGTTTGCGGTAATAAGTCCCTTGGGTCTAATTGTTGAAACATCGAAACCTACGCCGCCACGACGCTTCATGATCTGAGCTTGTTCTTGATCAGCCTTGAGAATTCCTGCATAAGAGTCATACGGAGACTCAATGACAAAACAATTGGAGAGCGACTGATATTGGTATGGATTTCCCATCGCCGACATCGGAGAACCCTGAGGAATCACTGAACCCATGCCGCGTGACTGTGCAGCCAGTTCTTCAAGAGTCATACCAAGTCGTTGTGGCTCAGGAATATGATCCACGTCGGCTAAAAGAGAAAAGATCTCCTGCTCTGACATTGGATTGGGATACTTCTGCTCAATACGAGCAAATTCTCTTGTAAGACGAATGTGCATGTCTGAAGGAGTGAGCTCAAGTAGCTCTCCAGTATGATTTCTCAGCGCATACTTTGACACAAATACATCAGCCGCCAACTCGTCACCACGAAAATATGCCAAAGATGCTGTGTATGCTTCTTCACGGGAATGGGTCTTCATTTTTTCCTCTAGTGCTTGGAACTACTAACTATACTCAATGACCGACAGATGTTACGACGTCCTTGTTCGGACTGCCATTCAGAGAAAGATCTTTTTTCAGCTCTTTCCACTTTGCTCTCAGAGCTTGTTTTTGTGCAGCTTCATCTGTAACCTGTGTTGTTTCAGGAGAATCAGCTTCACCAGTTATCTCAAATTTACTCTGTGCTGTATTAATTTTTACAGGAAAGACAAGTCCATCACGACCGGCACGATTCTTTGCGACAAAGAGGCGTCCCCAGCCGCTCGCCTTCTCATGAGAGCGACGTGAGACAGAGACGATAAAGTCGCAAATCATCGCTTTACCATAAGCTTCCGACATGTTGGTCATATCGATGATCTCGGCACTGGCTCCTTCCTTATTTGACTGAGATGCTGTCCAGATTGGAACTCCAAACTCCATCGCCAATCCTCTGAGCTCTTCATAGACAAGCTTCAATTCGTGACGCAAAGAATCGAATTGACGTGTGGAGCGCATGATGTCGGCATAGTCAATAATGATGATATCTGGCTTGAAGCCTTTTAGATCAAGTCGCTCAATATGAGATCGAATTGTAAAGATAGATGCTGTATTGGTTGGATATTCCTTGATGAAAAGTCGACCTAAATGCATGCTTTCGTATTTGGATCTGATTTCATCCTTTTTATCCATTGCTTCGCTTGAATCAATATCGCATAGGTTAGAATCATAACGAATACCGACAGCTGTCTCAGACAATTCAAATGTGTAATGCAGGACGTTTTTTCCTGCTCGTAAAGCATTGGCACCGATCATTGTCAACCAGTGACTCTTGCCGCTACCTGAGCCTCCGACGACACACAAGAGTTCTCCTTTGCCAGACCCGCCGTTCAAGATTTCTTTCTTATCAAGCTCTGCTATTCCTGTTGGAATTGTATCGCGCTTGAGTCGAGTAAATCGTGCATCGATGTCGTTGAAGAAGTCGTGTCCGACAGATGGTGCAGTGCCAACCTGGACGGCTTTTCTGATCGATTCAACGATCGATTCGTATTTATTGGCGGCCATTTGATCGACTGCATCCTCAAGAGCTTTCTTCAGGGCTTGCTTTCGACAAAACTCTAGGGACTTTTCCTTGACAAATTGAAGATCACCTGGGTCTGGGTTCGCCTTCATTCTCTGAAGGTATTCGATGATTTGATCTCGAAGAATGACGTCGGTTCCGACCTTAAGATCTTCTCGAATGATAGTAACGAGAAGTTGAAGGGTAGGGAAGACCTTATATTTTTTAGAGTAAGAAAAATATCGATCAGCTAGGAACTGCAGGTATTTGAGCTCAAAGTAAGATGAATCAAAAACTTCCATCATCTGCTCCGCCCATTTTGGGTCTGTCAGCAGAGCTTGACCAATTTTTTCTTGAAATGATTTGCCGTAAGTACCAAATGTCAATTTTTGAGAATTATTCACCTTGTCGTTTTCTAGCATTTTATTCTCCAGCCGGATTACCGACTCCTTCGATGCAGTTAAAAGCATAGAAGAATTCTTCGACATCGAAGTCACCGATGCCTTCTTTGACGAGAGACTTGATTAAGTCCATCCTACAGACTCGAGGTCTAAATGTATCCAGAGCATATTGTATCTTGGAAATCTGGTTCGAGGACAGCATCGACCCGTCTAAATAAACAAGTCTCCAATTTCTTTCAAGCAAGTCTCTTGATTCAATTATCTTCTTGTAAACAGTAGACTCTGACAGGTGCGACTGAGAAAAAGAAAATACGTCTTCTAGCAAAACTTCGCTATCCGTCCCAAGAAAAGGAAGCCTCTTTGAGACAGTCTTGAATCCAAGGCCTTTGACGCCTGGTATGTTGTCACCGGGATCTCCACAAAGAGCTTTCGCAAGAGCGAAATTGTGGGTCTTCACACGAAACTCTTCGAAAATATCTTCTGCTTTCAGCACTAGCTTCTTATGAAGAGAATAAATGCTCGTCCTAGCGTCGAGAAGCTGATACATGTCTTTATCGGAAGAAATGATAATTTTGTTTCTTTCTCTGTAAGGACCCTTGCAGAGAAATGCTATGATGTCATCTCCTTCGCAATCAGAAGCATAGACCTGACACACAGGTGTACACTTCAGCATTTCCAACAATGCAATCATCTGGTGACGTCGATTTTCTTCGGTGTCAGGAATGTCGTTTCCGTAAAACCTATTTAATTTTTCAGGTCTTCTGCCGAGCTTGTACTGTGGGTATATTGCTCTTCGTTTCTGTGAACCACCACCTTCCCAAGCGACACAGATGCCAGAAGGCTGGATTTCGTGACAAATGCGTTTTAGCGTTTTTAGAAAGCCGATGCAACCTCCCATTTGATAACCGTGAGAAGATATCTGAGGATATGCTGCCCACGATCGAATGAAGAGGTTGCTTCCATCAACAATTAAGATAGGTCTATCAGAAATCACGACTTACCTGTACTTCCAAAACCTCCTTCGCCCCTTTGCGTCGAAGACAGCGTCTCCGATTTCAAAAAGACACAACGATTAAATTCTGAAAATACCATTTGGGCAATCCTATCGCCTTTTGAAATAATAAACGGTGCGTCTCCTGTATTCAACAGGATGACTTTAATTAGACCTCTATAGTCAGTATCAATAGTGCCTGGACTGTTTAGCACGGTGACACCATACTTTAGCGCCAAACCGCTTCTTGGTCTAATTTGAGCTTCAAATCCAGCAGGTAGCTCAATCTTTAGACCCGTTGAAACGACAGCTCTCTTGCCCGGCTCTATTGTAATATCTTCAGCCGATCTTAAGTCACACCCAGAAGAACCTTCAGTCTGATAGACTGGAACGAGGCTAGGATCTTCGGCTTCATAGTTGACCCAGACAATATGTGCGCTACTCATCTGATGACTCACTTTCTCCTTCGCCCAAAGGTTCTCCGCCAACAACAGTCAAAGCTGTGTCGATAGCAGCGAGAAGATATCCTCTATACGTGTCGTCCTTCAGCATATTGCCAAACTCAGACTTATAAAACTTCTTTTCGCATAGTACCTCACCAGACTTTGCTGATGTCACCGACAGTTCCTTCCAAGCACCTTCTCCAGAGATGTTGATCTCCAGTCCATCGCGCTTGATTGGACCATTGGTCTTACAATAAGAACGAACCTCATCGAATAGGTACTCATCCTCGACAATCCCCTTACCAAAGATGATGTCGAACTCGCACTTCCTAAATGGAGCAGCTACCTTGTTTTTCTTGATCGTCACGGTCGTATGGATCCCGATAGGATTGCCAGCTTTATCCTTCACCTGATTCCCGCTACCAAGACGTATGCGAACAGAAGCGTGGAAAGGAATTGCCTTGCCACCCGGTGTAACCGTCGGGTCTCCGTGCATGACACCGATCGCGTCTCTGATTTGATTGATGCAAAGTAACGTAACATTATTCTGTCCAATAACCCCTGTAATCTTCCTCATGCCCTTGGAAATAGCTCGAGCCTGCAAACCGATCGAGTTTTGTTCATACTCACCATCGAGTTCAGCTTTGGGAGATGTCGCAGCCACGGAGTCCCAAATGACTAAAATTGGAACATTCTTTTCAATGATCTGCTTTGCCTTGGTGATGGTACTCTCGATGATGGAGAACACCTCCTCCGTACAGTGAGAATCACAGTAGACAAATCGACGACGAACATCGATACCCATGTCTGAAAGTTTCTGTACTGGAGTCGCATTTTCTGTGTCAATGTAGACAACAAGCCCACCCATCGCCTGTGTAACGGCAGCGGCGTGATAAGCGAGATGCGACTTTCCTGAAGAAGGTAGACCAGAAATTTCGATAATACGACCTTCAGGATATCCACCTTCCATCGCGTTACGAATAGCATAGTTTAGTTGAATTGACCCAGTATCAATCCACCGCTTGACGACTGTAGGAGCATCAAGCTCCGACAAGTTATAAGCAATTCTTGTTCCAAACTCTTTGTTGATATCACGAATAAGAGCTGACATCATATTGTCTACGTCAGACTTGCTTCTAGCGTCTAATTCCTCAGTAGCTTTTTCTTTTTTTGCCATCTTTTTGCATTATCCTATAAAGTAATTCAAAGTACAAATGCCGAGGACTTAGATGTTCCTCGGCATTATCTCGATCAACTAGCGGTGTTTAATCAGTCACCCATCAGATCTGCAAAAGCATCATCAAGAGATTGCTTCTTAGGTCCATCTTCGTCGGCCTTCTTGGGCTTCTTTGCAGGAGGTGCTGACTCCTTTGAAGAAGCTTTGACTTCAGCGACCAGATCATCAAGAGCATCTGTAGCAGGTGCATTTCTCGAAGTTCCCGGCTTTGTATCTGTTGGTTCATCAGTGGTTCCACCATTGAGCCAATTGTTGAGAACAGTCTCGATCTCTTGCGTTGACTTTAGACGATACATGTCGTCAAGATTTGGAACAGAATCCAACCACTTTTTTGTTGTTGCACTATCATCATGCAGTTTAGAAGGTCGCCGAGCTGGATCGACCATTGTATCGTTGAACTGCTTGCCTTGTGCTTTTGTAATTGTTACCTTGAGGTCAAAGCCTTGTGCTGGGTCAAGGATATCGCCAACTTCCTCGTCGAGGAAAAAGCTAAGCATCCTCTGATAAACTACCTTTCCGAAGGCCCAGACCTGTACGCCTTTATCCTCCTCGCCTCGGACAACAACAGGTGTATAACACCGCATCTTTGGAGCAAGCTTCTTTGCCAAGACCCTGTCGTCAGGCTTTCCGCTGCTATAAAGCTTGCGGATTAGATCGTCGATCGGATCTGGTTTACCAAACTGCTTTGGTGTAAGAATACCAGCATTCTCACCAATATAATAAAACCATCGTTCGGCGAACGGCTGACCTTCTGGTGTATTCTTCCATGGCAAGCACCGAACCTTGTACTCTCCTAGACTCGGCTTCCACATCTGGATCGATGATGTCTTCTTGACACCAGAAAGCTCAGATACACGACGACGAATTGCTTCAAGATCAATAGCCATATAATTTTCCTCTTCCTTTTCCTTTAAGATCTCAATAAAGTTCTGCTGCTGAATTGCAGCTTCAACCTATCCTTGATCCAAGACTTCTTTAGTCTACCTCGTCAAGGGTCAAGTGTTCACAGAACCTTTTTCACAAACAATTATTCAAATTCCTAAACCTCACCGATCAAGTCGGTAACCTTAAATATGAAAGGGAGGTAATTTACCTCCCTTTCACTATCTCTCTATTTCCAATCGTGCTTAATTTTTCTTTTTTTTCGAGGAGATCCAGTGATTGAAGGTTCTCCGGGAGACATACCAAGGGGTAGAGACATTCCAACAATGTTGCCGACAACACTCATTTCATCAACTTCGTCTTCTTTGGATTTTGATTTACGAGGATCATAGTCAGAACTCGTGTGAGCTGGCTTTTCATCGGGATTCTTTTTTCCTTTGCGCGGCCTGAGCTGGTCAGGGACTCTTGCATTATCCTGAACTTCGACTATTAAAAGTCTTATGTAGCTTCTCAATTCGCTAAGGGTCATTCCGGCGACTGCTCCAGCTCCGCTGGATTCATCCAATTCCTCAACCTTATTCTTGCTCTCCCTGCCTTTTTCACCAGACTTCGGTGTACCAGGCAATTGATTGGCAACTGCTGGATTGACGTCCGCTTCTAATAAAGTCTGTCCGGTGTACTTACGCAGCAAAATACTCATAGAATTAAGTATGAGGTCATTCCTTTTCTTGCTTTTTCGCTCTAGCTTCTTTTAGCTTCCTTAATCTCTCTGCTTTCTTTTCTGGATCTGCCCAAGCTTCTTTCATTCTTCTTATTCTCTTACTTTTTATTTCAAGATCGCCCCAGGTCTCTTTTGCTTTTTCTGTGGTGGGACCAATTTTCTTTTTTTCTTTGGAAGCTTTTTCTTTTTTGGGTTTTTGAAGAAGTTTTTCTTTTCTCGCTTTATTCAAGCGCAAAATTATTTTTTCTTTTTCTTCTTTAGAAAGCGATTCCCACACTTTTTTATTTCTTGCTATTGTTTTTTCTTTTACGTCAGGGCGTGCTTTTGCTTCTTTAATCGAATTGGTGGTCTT